CAATTGCACCACCTATTCCTGCAATTACTTTATTATTTGTTTTAAGGCTGGTTATACTTTTCTCAAACCCCTCGTATTCCTTCATACTAATGTTTACAACACCCTGAAAAGCTCTGAACTCGTCTTTGGTAACATAATTTTCCATTATATCTTTAAAAACACTAGGTAGGTCTGTCATTAGTTTGTCAGTTTTACCATCCATTTTGTCTAGTTTAACATCCACTGCATCCACCTTTTCTTTTAAATAGGACACATCTTTTTGTACCCCTGTTATTTGTATCTCTAAACTAGCAGTCTTTTGCTCCATGTTCATGTTCTCTATCGTGTTATATTATTGTAGTCCTAGTGTTTGGAGTATGTCGGTGTTATTAGTGTCGGTTGTTTGTGTTGAGTTTGCCATTCCACCAAAGACCTGCCTTAGTAGTTGCAATTTATAAGCCCGTCTCTCTGGTGTGTCTGTTATCTTTGGAATATACCCACGATACATTTTCTCTTCCTCTTCGTTTATTACTGCACCAGTTCTCAATCTCGCTAGTGTGTCCATTATGTCAGTTGCTGCACTGTTATAGATTTGGGCCTGTGAGTTTCCACCCTGTAAAGGTAGCAGTTGTCCAAGTAAAACATTATTTCCACCCTGCTGTAATATACCTTCCAGGGTGTTAATAGAAGTTAGTGCAGACTCTGCTTTTCTTTGTAGGTCGCTCTTTTTACCACCACCACCCATTCCAAGCAAAGATAATACTGCATTAGCTTCGCTTGAGCTTATTTGTCCACTTAAAACTCCCTGTGCTAACATAATATTTATTGGATTTAATTCGTCTTGTACTTGCATTTCTGGTTGAACCCCCTGTTGTACCTGTTGTTCCCCACTTGTAGCACCAATTACACCTGGAATAGCCCTCTGTCCACCTTTAATAAGAGTGTCTAGTAATGAGGAGGTTCCCATACCTTGTGATACTGAGCCTTGTAAACCTCTTCCTATTGCTTCTGGTACTCTTTCTTGAAGTCCAAAGCTAGGTACTGCAACATTTGTAGAAGCTGTACCAACCTTGATTGATCCTGCACCTGGTGCTTTAGCTTGAAAGAATGGTCTTACTGTATAAATGTTTTTCATTTTAGCAAGTAAGTCTTTAGAACCTGGTACACTATTTTTAAAGAAGTCGTCAATTACATCAAAAACCTGTGAGGTTGCTCTTTGGCTTACTGCAGCATTATTGGTGGAAGACCAGTTGATTAACTCCCTTGCCTTTTCTCTAACTGTGTTTAATGCACTTGGGCTATAATTATTTCCAAGCATTCTCAAGTCCCCAAGTAACTCTTGGTATTGTGCATTCTGTGCTATCTTAGGGTTGTTAATAAATCCTTTTTCAATGTTTGATATTATCTTATTTGTGTCTTTAACTGTAAATGTTTTTACACTGTCTGCACTACCAAGTAAGCCCTTAAACTCGTCTCCATACTTAGCTAGTGCTTTATCAGAGCTTGTTGAGGCTATTTCCGATGTGTGCGTTGGTAACCCTAAAGTATCCATATCGTCAAAGTAATCTCTTATTACCTGTTTACCCTGTGTTGAAGATGTTACACTTGTTTTGTTACTTGTTGCTAGTTTATTAGCGTCTAATCCTATTGCCTTACCTCTTGTTTCCAAACCAAACTCGCTTGTTTTTGGTAGTTTAGCACCCTTAATAGCCCTTACACCCTCACCAACACCCTGTAATGCCCCACCAAGTAGTCCACCCAACGCTCCGCCTTTAAGTGTATCACTCAACTCTTCACCCTCATCACTATAAGCAAATCCACCTGCTGTTCCTGCTAACGCACCTTTTCCTGCTGCTTGTCCTATTCTACCTAGTGCAGTTATTGCAGCTGGTGCCTTTGACACACCACCAAGCCCATAAGAAGCTACACCAGCACCTGATTTTAAACCAAACTTCAATGGGTCTTTTTTAAGTGTTTCTGACTCTTCTTGTGATAATAGTGCATACTTATCAGGTCTTTTAACAGTATCTTTTCCCTGTGCCATTCTTATAATATCGGCTAAGGTAAGCCCAAACTCTTGTGCAACCCCAGCACCACCTCTAAAAGGTTGTGTTATTCCTGCTAAAAGCTTTTCAATACCAGATTTTTGTCTAGCTATTGTTTGTCCTGATATATTGTCTGTATAAGAAGCATTTGGGTTTTGTGCTAACCATGCCCTTGCAGCCTCTCCTATTAGTCTTGCCATGTTATCTGTTAAACAACTTATCTAAGAAAGATTGGTTTTTTCTCTTCGGTACTTGTATATTACCAAGTAGGTTTCCAAGTAGGTTTACTCCAGTTCCAAGTATTGATGGTAACCCTAATGCGTCAGTTCCAAGCCATTTGCTAGTATCTGTTTTTCCACCAGCCGATTTTATAAGTTTATTTCCAAGAGAAGAGTCTGGAACAGTTATGTCTAAATTATCTTCAACCACATCTTGTGTTTGTCCACCACCATATAATTGTGCAAGTAAATCTGCAATGCTTGACCCACCACTAGAAGCAGCTCTAGCTCTTGCAGCCTCTTGTTGAGCTACCGCGTCTTGATACAATCTCCACGCATTCTCTGCTGCACTGTTGGCTTGTTCTGCGTCTGTCTGGTATGCACCGAAAGCTTTTCCTAATATATCTTGGTATCTATTTCCCCTTGCAGTTAATAAATTAGCAGCTGTTCCATACTGTGTAATAGGTGCTTGTCTTGCCTGTGCTATTAAAGACATTTGTTTCGTTGGGTCTGAGATAAGCGTATTTGCGTACTTTTCTCTCAATGTAGGAGCTACACTTTGTAATTGCCCTAGTGCTTGGGACTGTTGGTTGATTAAATCTTGGTTGTAGTTAGTAGCCTCTCCATAAGACTTCTCAAACTCGCCCTTAAACCTATTAGGGTCAAAGGATTGAGCTTTCTTAAAAAGTTCCTCGTATTCTGCTAACCTCTGTTCTGTTGTTGCCATTTTTGTTTATATTAAACTAAACTCTTGTAGCCTTGTTAAGCCAATCAAGATAAGAAGACCCATAAGTACCAGCACTTGTAGTTGGTTTTGCCACTTTATATGGCGTATATGTCGTTTGTGTTGGTTTCTGTTTTCCTGAGCTTGACTCATAAAGGTCTTGTAGTCTGCTATAATCCTCTCTTGCCATTTGTTGCTGTTGCATTACATCAGCTTCAATACCTGCCTGTTGCTCACTTCCATACTTTCTGTATAAATCACCTAGGTTCTGTCCTCTTATTCCACTTCTTGTTAATCCCCTATTAGCAAAGTTAGTCTCTAACTCTCCCTGTGCCTGTTGTACAATAGGTGCATAGTAATTAGCATACACTTGCTCTGCACTTCCCTGTGCTAGTTCTGGTGCAAAATATTGCTCCCATGGTAGTACACTAGCAAAGTTAATTGGTTGAGCAGCTCCTGCCTCTGTACCTAGTGTTGTTGCATTTGAAACTGGTGCTACAGGTGTTACTGCTGGTGTTGATCCGTATGACAGCTGTTGCCCACTTCTGATTAAGTTAGGATTACTACCTATTAAGGCTTTGTTAGCATCATATAGAGTTCTCCAATTTGATATTCCAAGCCTATTGGCAATCGCACTAAGAGTGTCTCCTGGTTTTACGACATATATGGACATTTGTTAATCGTACCAAATTAAGCACCCTCGTATAGTATAATTATAACATATCATAACAAGTTCATTTCCTCGCTTGCTGGATTATAAAAGATAGTATAATCTACCGAAGTTGTACCAGTAGGCTCTGGTGTGTAATCATAAAGGTCTGGTATGCTAGGTGAAACAACTCTTGTAAGCTCTAAAACAAGTTGTGTGGCTGTTGAGTAGTATTTTATGTAGTGGTAATTGTGCATTTGGTCGTCCCCAAACACCCAAAGATTAATCTTAGTGTCTTCTAGGTTGTTTACATATGTGTTTATTAGGTCTGGGTCTGCGTAAAGCTCCCAGTAATCTGTCCAGCTAGCACCAATACCAGGTTGTGTAATCGCACTTGATACATGGGTTTGTTTACAAGAATACCAAACAAAGTTGTCATCCATAACATCTTCGTCAATATAATATTGTGAACCTATCAACCAGAAACCAGAGTTTACAACAGAAGTATTAAACGCTTCGTTTGCCATATGATAAAACCACATATCAGTTTCATAATCTACAAAAGGTGCAAACATAGGTGCATATCCTAAGTTATGATTAACAGTAACCGTTTGTACATCTACACCACCACCACTTCCTGGGTCATAAGCTGGTGCGTCAATGGTTAGTGTACCCGTACTATGAACCTTAAAAGTATCATACCCACTATGTAACTTAAAATCGTAATCTGTTCCCGTGTCAACACCAAGTAATAACTTTGGCTTGCCATCCATATTCTTTTTGTAAACACCAGGTGTTAAATTGTCAATTAAAACATGGGTTATATTTGAAACATCACTTTCTGTTGTATAGAGTATATAGTCAATAGTGTGTGTTCCAAGTGTTGTAATAATATTCGTGTTGCTGAGCTTAGTATTTGCAAACCACCCATACCTACCCGAAATAGGCTCTTTCATGGTTAAAAACTTCGGTGTGTAAGTAAGCCCATGTGCCACTGTTGAGTCCCCCGTTGCTCGTACTGTTTTAGCTATTTTATTAAGGTTATACTCACTACTAAACGACAAATCTTTAAGGGCTGCTGTCCTTATATCAAAACGGGGTCTTGCTACTTTTACATTAGGAACTCCAGGCATTTTTGTATGGATCAATGTAAATTATATACTTATATTCAAACTGTTCACTGTAATCTGGGTAAAATGGGTCGGCTGTATAAAAACAAATCTGTATCATGTTTAAGGTTGGTCTTGAAATACCACATCCAAAAGACACATCTGTACCCTCAACATTAACAACAACTACATCTGGTATTTTATGCCATTCATTTTCCCCAGCCTTTCTAAACCACCCATGAAACAATGGCTGATACCCTATGTTATGTGCAATTTCTACAATTTCCTTATCTGTATTATCTCCTATTTTAGAAACAGTTACAGTACCTCCACCTGATAAAAACTCTTTGAGCTGATTTTTGGTTGAGTCAATAGTTAAATATCTCACCTCTGCGGTTCGTACATCGTAATCATCCCTTGCGGCTAATATTTTAGGAACATTATCTCCAACCATTTAAAAGCCAATAAAAATTGATAATCGGTTCTCGTTATCGTACAAACTTATATCTCCCTGATTTTTAATAATAAACGACCCACTAAGCCCACCTGTAGATAGGGCTGTTGACGATAGTGTCTGCTGTGTAGACATCACACCAGAGCCAACCTCTAAAGGTTTAGTTAAATAAGCCCCTAATTGTTGTCTAATTTGTTCTGCTGTAATTACTAACATTAATGTATTTCCCTTGCCTCGGTATCATAAATTAGGTTGAGTCCATAAATAGAAAGACCTGCCCCACTTGAGCTATGAGAAAGTTTTAATTCTATAAACTTACCAGCTGCTTTACTTGGCATTATAAGTCTTTGTACTTTAATCTCGTCTGTTCCTGATAGGTTCACATTACTTGTTGTTCCCTCCACATTACTCCAGTTACCCGTTCCACCTATTCTATACTGGGCTGTTAAAAACTCACTAGCACCAGTTGGCTTGTAAACAACCTGTACTTCGTAAGCATTCTTAACATCATCAACATTCTCTGCTGCTCCAAACAACTTTGGTGTTTGATAAACTGAACCCTGTGCAGATCCATTTAGTGCATACCCCAAATCTGTTTGCCATACCTGTTGTCCGTCTGGATTAGTTGTGTATACTTCATAAACACCACTTGCCTTGTTTCTTGTCCAATACTTAAAAGGTCTGTTAATAAGCACATCCCATGAGTTAATTAGTATGTCATACCTTAAAACAACATCTGTATAAGCAGTCCCATTAAATGTAACATCTCCAATATATAAGCAATACCTACCCCTTGAGTCTAACCCACCCGTAACATTATCTGCTGTTGTAACTACACTTAACCAGTCTTGAATTGGTCTACTAATAAGTGTTGCTTCTGTACCACCTGCATAGATATATACTCCACCTCGGTTATACCAAAGTAGTCTACTTTCACTTACCTGTATTGTTTCTTTGTTAGTTGTTCCACCATTAGTATTTAAAACCCTTAGTGCATATTCATCCCATGCTGCTACCTTGTCTTGTGTAAACACAAAAAGAGACCCACTATACTCTTTAAGACCTATTATAGCCTCTCCCATATCGTCAAAATAGTTATTCTCTGGGAAGCTGTCTTTACTTACTTCACTAAATATAACCCTTGATGGGTATGTTTTTGTACTTGTTTTAACATTTCCTAGGTATAATCTCCCCTTATAAACCTCTAAATGCTTGGCATAAACATTGGCTATACTTGATATACTAGCCCCTGTTGTAAACTTTATAGTACCCTCTAAACCCTGTGTTACATACATTCTTTCTACAAAGGTCTCTGCTGCTGTTCCTACACCAGTTCCAGTGTTGATAAAAGACACCCCAAACTCAACTGGGCTAGAGCCTGTTCCAAAACCACTCCCTATTGAAGCAAAACTTGAACCATTGTACTTATAAAGATTAGCCCCGTATACTTGATATAACTCATCAGTGCCACTTTCCTTGTTCCATGCAAACACACCCCTATTACTACCACTACCTACACCAGTTCCTATCTGTGCAAAGCCCAAAGACTTGCCAAGTATTCCTGGTTTACTAATATCTACATTGTAAAGAAAAGGGGACTCATTTACCTTGAGTAGTAAAGGCGAGGTGAATGTCTGATACCCACCACTAAAGTCAATGTACTTCTGGATAACTCGTTTACTTCTTGCCATGTTTGTAATGTTAAACTAAAACCCTCGTGTATATATAATTATACCATTACAAGCGACCAACCCTTAGTGTTAGGCACTGTTGCCGACAGGTACACTTGATACAACTCTCTTATCCAGTCCTCAAGCTCCCACATCATGTTATCCATTAAGTATCTTTCTGCGTGTTTCCTAATCTTTTTAGGGTCTAGTGTGTCTACTAACTTAGCACATTGAACAAAATCATTAAGTGTATGGCACCTAAAACCTGTTACACCTTGTACTACTGTGTCTAAGAACGCACCAAAGTCCGTTGTGAGTACAGGAGTACCACAAAGTTGGCTCTCTACATTAGTACCTCCAAAAGGCTCTAAATACCATGTTGGAATAAAACAAGCCTTAGCATTAGCCATTAGCTCTGTTCTTTTATCTGGATCAACATACCCTACATACTCAACAAGTGGGTTACTTAAATCAATCTTCTCGTTATCGTCCATTTGTCCTGCAATTATTATCTTTGTATTAAGAGCTTTAGCTGTTTCTATGGCAGTTTGAACCCCTTTTCTATGAATAAGTCGCCCTATATAAAAGAAGTAATCCTGTTTTTTACTCTTAAAGGTAAAATCTTTTCCATCAAAGTAATTAGGAAATACTCGGTCATAATAAGCACCATTGGGTGTTTCTCCTGTTTGGGCGTTCTCTCGCCCATATGTGAAGTTCATTATATAGCTACTCTCAAAACCCCTGTAAACAGTTCTACCACTACTAAGCTGTGGTACACTTCCTCTATATCCAATACCAGGCTCCATTGTTAAAAATAGGTCTACTGCGTCAGCTATGGGCTTATCAAACCACCCTTGCATTATCATTAAAAAGTCGTCAGGTTGCTTGCGTTTGTTTATCTCTTTTATACTATTAGCTATAAACTTCTGGGTACACACAGTTGGTGCTTTATTTATATCGTGTCTAAACATACCCTCCCTCCAGTTATACCCTATGTCAAACCTATTATCTCCGTCTCCCCATGCGTCTCTAATGTCCTGTAAGGAATGAGTTACAATGTACTCTGTACAAGGCACATCACCACCCTCTGCTCCGTATACATAAACCTCATGACCTAAGTCCATAAGCATTTGAGCCATATGGTATTTTTTCATTGTGAAAGCACAGCCCATATACTTTCTTGACACTGGTAAATGACTTAAACCTACAATATGTACTCTAAACTTCTTTTGTCTTGGTATCATAGTGGTGTCCAAGAAAGACACCGATGAAAGCTTGTCCATAAAGCCCTTGTGATGATAAATTAACTACTTGTCCACTTCCACCTAGCCACTTCTCAAGTTGTTCTTTAGTAAACGAGTGTGGGTGTCCATCATTTGTTCCTGTGTTGATCCATTCAAATATTCTTACTTCTTTGGAAATTGCTAGTGCGTTTTTAATAATTCTTTTGGGATTTTGGGTGTGTTGGAGGCAATTATATATAAGTACAATGTCATATCTGGCGTTTGTTGGTATGTCTTCACCTTTAATTTTAAGGTACTTAATACCACTTGCTTTGTATCTCTCGCCCACCCATGCAGGATAATCACAAGGGTCTACAACTGTTCCTTTAATATTTTCACATTTAAGAAGTATTGAAGAGGGTCCTCCCCCTATATCAAGCACACTTTCCCCATTCATGGGTATTCTGTACTGTGTATACGCATTTGGAACTATTTTGAGTCCTAAGTACGGGGCTAGGCCTATTTGTTTAACATCCTCCCAGACAGTGTTAGCACAAGTGTTCCACCACTCTTTTTCCCATTGTTGTGCTTCTTGCCATTTAATCCTCGTGTTCATAGTATATTATACCACTACAATCTTATTTTAATAACTGCCACATCATAAAGGTAGTCACCTGATATTTAAACAACCAGATTAAAACCAGAACTGTTGAAACTCCAAGTAAATACCATACTACCGACTTAATATTCTGTTTCATATTTTCCTTGTTATGAATTAATTTATTATCTACATATTATACGTCTATTATAAACATATTACGCATTTGATATTATCATTTGAACTACGTTTGTTGCTGCACCAGCCGATATTGTAAAACTCCTTGTAGGACTACTCCAAGCCCCCCAAGTGTTAGAACCACCTGGGTCAGTTGCTCTAACTCTCCAATAGTATGTATCTCCTGCTGGTAGCGCACTCCCTGCTGGTATTGTATAGGTTATCTCGTTTCCACTAGGAAAAGGATTAGGAGAACCTGTACCAGACCAGTTAGCATCGTCATCGGTAGAGGAGAGGGTGTCTATTAAAGGTATTGCGGTATCGCTGTTGTCAAAATAGTAAGTATCAACCCCACTATCGTGAGTAACCTCGACTTCAAATCTGTAGAATCTTACAATGTAAGTTGAAGAGTATAAGTACCCCTTAACTTCAAGATGACTAACTTTTTCCCAATTCCAACCACCCGTAGGAACAGCTAGTGTTGTATATGCACTCCAGTCTGTTCCTCCAGTGTCGTTTGTAAAACCAAGTTCCTCCACAAGCCCATCGGTATAATAATATGCGCGTGCCTCCTGCGCCTCGTTAAGTTCATACGAGAACATTCTGGCACGAACCTGTGTTATTGAGTCACCAGAGGTAGGAGCATTAGTCCCCTCTCCCTTAATATAATATTGGGAAGTGCTACCATTCTGCGTAGTCGTTTGTGCATAAGTTGATGTTGAACCATCAAAAGCCTGAGCATCATCTGTCCAAACACCATCTGGGTCATAGGGCGCACTCTGACCATTGAAAGTATTCACCGTATCCACCTGTACCTCATATTCAACTTCACTAGCATTAGCATCTGTTCCTGTAAACTGGAAAGCTGGAGTTGTATCTGTAATAGTAGCTGCGTCTACAACATTCGTTCCCAGAGTAACAGTAGGAGAGAACTCTGGTATTAAAGCAAAACCAACTACACCCCAGGGACACGATGTAATAGCATCCGTTCCACCGTTAATTGTTCCTGCACTAGCCATTACAGCAGTAACAAGTGCTATTGTTCCATCAGTACCAGCACTGTCTCCATAAGCTGCAACTGGGTATGTCCAATCCCCACCAGTTTCACCAGTCATAGCAGTTAGCTCAGTAGCTTGTGGATCGTCATTTGTTGCTATAAAGTTGAGAGCCAACCTACCAAGACCTAGTGTAGTAACACCTACATCAGCAACAGAGTTGGAAGTAGCAGCTGCAGAAGCCACACCACCAGCAGTACCATTTTCTATAACTAGTGCTAAAGTACCACCCTTACTTACACCACTAAACTCATACATTCTTGCAAAGACATCTTCACTTGTACTATTTCCACCAGTAAAGGTGGGTGCAGTTGTAGAAAGAGAACGCCCAATCCAAAGGTATTGTCTGGCTTCGTCTGAACCACCAACCGAATACTCCCCAATAGCAGTCCATGTGTTATCTGTACCTGCTAAGTTTTCAATATTAGTTGCACTGGTAAAAGTTACAGCACCATCAGTCGTTCCGTCTTGAACAATTTGTAAAATGATTATATTACCAGCAGCACTTGGAGCAGCACCAGTAATGGTAAACGCACCCCCTGCGTCTGTTGCACCTGTACTAGCTGTAATATACGAAATAGCCATTATTCATTCAGTATTATATTAAACCAACACTACACAGTACAACTTAGACTTATTACTACCTGCCCAGGGGTACCATTCACACCTGATATATCAATCCACAACCAATTATCAGCTGCTAAAGCACTATCTGCAAAGGATGTTGTAGTTTCACCTGTTACATCTGCTACCTGATCTGAGGCTAATAAGTTACTTCCCGCACTTCCTATCGTACTTCTCTCTTCTATGTTAAATGTTACCGAGGTTGCACCCGTTGTATAACTGTCTATCCTTGTTGCCGTATGGGCTTCTTTAAGCCTTGGTCCAACTATACCACCAATTGCAGGAGAGGTAATAGCCCACGTGTAAACGCGAATATTACTTCCAGCGCCAGTAGTTCCGGTTGCCCCAGTTGTTCCCGTGTTTCCAACAGTACCTGTGTCTCCCTTAGAACCAGTGTTACCAGTTGTTCCGGTATCACCCTTAGGACCAGCGACAGTAGAGTCTGTTCCAGTATCACCCTGTATTCCGGTGTCTCCTTGGTCTCCTATACTCCCACTAGAACCCGTGTCACCCTGAATACCAGTATTACCCGTTACCCCCGTTGCTCCAACCCCAGTGTCACCCTGTATCCCAGTACTACCTGTAACACCCGTAGAACCCACCCCTGTATCCCCTTTTGTTCCAGTATCCCCAGTAATACCAGTGTCTCCACCTACCCCTGTATTACCTTGTATTCCAGTGTCACCTTGACCACCACTTAAACCAGCGTCACCAGTATCCCCAGTTATACCTGTTGCACCTACCACTCCAGTGTCTCCCTTTGGTCCAGCAACGGTTGAATCAGCACCAGTATCTCCTTGCACACCCGAGCCACCAACGACTCCCGTGTTTCCTATTATACCTGTGTCACCTTGTATTCCGGTACCACCGGTTATCCCAGTGTTCCCTACTGATCCCGTATCACCCTTATCACCTGTCGTTCCAGTAGCTCCGGTTACCCCTGTTGCACCTATTCCTGTATCACCCTGACTTCCTGTACTACCTATTGAGCCTGTAATACCAGTATCCCCAGCAATACCAGTAGCACCTGTTACACCAGTCGAACCAGTTATCCCCGTATTACCAACCCCCGTATCTCCCTGGCTTCCTGTAACTCCTACAGCCCCTGTATTACCTTGTATTCCAGTTGCTCCAGTTATGCCGGAATTTCCTTGTGTCCCAGTATCACCCTGTGAACCAGTTATCCCCGTTGCACCTACAGTTCCCGTTGAACCAGTAACTCCAGTTGTTCCTTGAATACCTGTATCACCCTGTGGGCCTGCTACTGTGCTATCAGCACCAGTGTCTCCTTGAATACCAGTATCACCCTGTGTTCCAGTGTCTCCCTTAGAACCCGTAGCGCCTGTTATACCCGTACTTCCCACCCCAGTATCACCCTGTATACCAGTGTCACCATTTGAACCAGCAACTCCAGTAGCACCTATAGGACCTGTTTCTCCAATAGGCCCAGTAGCTCCAGCACCTGCCACGTCAACAATCCTTGGTTCTATAATAAGGGCATCTATAACACCATTAGAGTCATCTCCGGCATAAGCCTCAAGTGCTATTGCAAAGACCATCTCACCAGCTACTGCTTTTTTTGCTATAAATGCCGTTGTATAAGTAGAGAGATAATCTCCAATCGCAATATCCACAGTTCCATTAACTTTAAGTGCTGTTGTTTTTCCGCCAATCAATATTGGTGCATACGTGTCATTAGCTGCGGTATCTGTGGCGACACCATAAACTTTTTTATCACCACCTGTTGTTGTAGTTGTAACCTCGTCTCCAGTAGCCACATCCTTTAAGACAACAACACCACCAACAACAAGCGCACCACCAGAGGTGTTTTTCATTGTTCTAATATCCTGGCTTGTAACAGTGCTATCTCCATTGTTTGTTAAGACCTGTGCCTGGGAGTTAGTAATCACTATTGGCGTTGTACACTCATGAATTACATTACCAGAGACGGTTCCAGTCCCACCCATTCTAATACCCTCCAAACCACCATTAATAACATTCCCTGAAACAACCCCCTTTTGGGCATTAACTGTAAAGGTAATTGCTGTTGTACTATTATTGGTACTTCCTACAAAATCGTTACCAGTAACTGTTACATATTGACCATTTATAAACAACGCCTTTCCCGAGCTACCCGTATGATTAAAGTTGTTTCCACTAATAAGAACGGGTCCTATATTTGCCGAATCTGCTATACAGTAATTACCAACATTATCTTTAAAAACATTTCCAGCTATAACATAATTACTCTCACTATATATAAACACAGGAGAGTTTGCACTGTTGCCATAAATATAGTTATTTATAACCGAACTATAACCAGCAGCCCTTAAGTAGATACCACTAGCCGCACAGTTGGTAATATAACACCCTATTACACGATTGTTTCTTGCACTATATAAATATATACCATCATTACTTTTAGCTACACCTCCACCATCAACTCTTAGGTTTTTTACAGTACAGAAGTCATACCAATTTGAAGATGGATTTTCTATTAAATGGATTCCCGTTGATGCAGAGGTAATAAGTGTATTATAGCCCATACCCTCCAGTGTAATACCTGAGGCGGTAAACAAAATTGCCCCCGTAAGGTTATAAGTACCCTCTAACAATAACACCCTACCACCAGTCGTTGCTAGTGCGGCCATTGCCGTGTTTATCTCTGATTGGTCGGCAGTACCATCACATACATAATCAGCCCCAACACTACTTAAAGAGTTAGAAGCCGCAATTATTAGTGTTGTAGAGCCACTACTAGAACCACTGGCACCAGTATCACCACCCACCCCTGTGTCCCCTTGAGTACCCGTGTCTCCGTTTGGACCGGCAACAGTACTATCGGCGCCTGTGGCTCCTGCCACACCCGTATTACCCTGGGTACCAGTGTCTCCTTTTGCACCAGTTGAACCAGTAATACCTGTACTTCCTACCCCAGTGTCTCCTTTAACACCAGTTGCTCCAGTTACCCCTGTTGCTCCTGTTACCCCAACACCGGTGTCTCCTTGTACTCCGCTCGCACCTGTAATACCCGTTGCCCCAATACTTCCTGTAGTTCCAGAACCTGTGTCACCCTGAATACCAGTATCTCCTGCTACTGTTGAGTCTGCACCGGTATCTCCTTTTACTCCAGTACTACCCGTTACTCCAGTTGTTCCTTGGACTCCTGTAGCTCCTTGACTACCCGTGTCTCCCTTAGCACCTGTGGCACCAGTTACACCTGTGGTTCCTTGTGTCCCAGTTGAGCCAGTAACACCTGTGGCACCTACAATTCCAGTATCCCCTACAAATTGGTCTACCAAGGCTTTCTTGGTTGTTCCATAAATAGAAGCTGTTGTGTCGCTTACATCTACCACTGGTAACCAGTCGGCACTGTGATCTACTGTAGCAAGTGTTGTTAATTCTGTGATTGTTTTATTACCAGCCATTGTTAAATGTCGTTTATTTTAGTCCAAATGTTTGCTATATCAGCAATATCAGTCCATATTTCCACATCCTCGCCATGGCTTATTACTATATAGTCAAGTCTTGCCTCTGTCATTATGTCGTCTCTATCACCCTCTGTACAAAGCCTTATAAGCCCTCCATAAGCCTTCCACTGTATTACATCATCTGCCACCTCACTATAACTAGTGGTAGCATCTGTAATCTTAGTAAAGCTTGTAGGGATGTCTGCTATTTTTGTGTAAGTAGTCATTATAACCCTCCATACTCATCTACAAGTGCGATTGTTCCACCACTATCTATGTTTCTTTCTACAATATTGTTCTCCATTTCGTCTAAACCACCTCTAAATTGAATCATAAAGTCGTCACCTTCTTGCTTCAATCCTAGTGTATATTTAGCCTTCCCTGCTGCGTATAAAGGCAGTAAACTATCGTAATCAAGTGGAAGTCCTGTAACATCACTATCCCCACTCATATCGGCAGGGTTTTCTACATAAAGCATGTACAAACCATCCGTTACAGCAACAAGAGGTGTTGGTCTAAGCTCAAACATATTCCCTATTATTGTGTACTTTGGGTTGCTTTGTGAAAATTGGTCTGTACTATCTCTTATTTCTGAAACATCTATTTGATTAACCTTAACCCTATCGGTTGCATTAACATACCCTATCTCTAGTCTTGCAAACTTTCTAAAATCTGTTGGAAGTGAATACAATGATTGGTTGGCGACTGTATCAGCCTTAGCAATCCTTAAAAAGTAATTCTGTCCTAATGTAAGGAGTCTATTAAGTACTAAGTCTCTTGCTGTGTTTAAGTCTCTTTTAACCTGAGTCGTTGTAACAGTGCTATTAGCACTTATTGTCATATTGAGTAAATCCCCAACCTCTGTTTGCATTACCGAGAATGTCATATTATTACATTGTAAATTAATACATCCTCGTATACTTAATTATACCACGACTACAAAAGTTCCCCTTGAACATCTTTAGGTAAAATACTCTTATAAAGCTTGACTAAATGCCCCGCTTCAATATCAATATTCCTCTCTTTTTTAACCCACTCTTGCCCTGTTTTTACCTTTTCTTGCCAGTTTTTACCTGCCTTAATATCCTCTATCATAGCTCTCAACTTCACTTCAAACTCACCATTATCCTTAAAAGGATAGCTATTGTCCTCTGTAACGACCCTTGAGTAAGGCAACATATTCTTAACCACACAAGGAACACCCTGTGCTGTAAACTCTACCCACTTTATCTCACTCTTGTACTCGTTAAAAGGCTTACTTTCAAGTGGAATAATAGCACCATCAAGTCCCATGGTCTTAATCCTGTATGTATAGGCCCTAAATGGATACCAAGGATACCTTGTAACCCTATCTTCTATCTCTTTGAACTGATTTCTGTAATAACTTCCTAAAATATGTAGTGTAACCTCTGGATAATCCTTTAAAACCCTATTTAAAGGCTCTTTTATCTCTTCCCAGTCCCCCAAATGGCTCACACCACCCTGCCAACCTAGTCTAATCTCACCTTTTTTCTTATCTTTTGGTAAAAAAGTCCCCTCTGGGTACAAATCATAGTTAATAGCATTGTGAACAATACCAGTTTTAACCTCTTTACTACCAAACTGTGCATAGAAGTCTACAAGGTTCTCTACAGGTCCTGTAATGAGCTGAGACGCTGCTAAAATATACAGTAGATTCATTTGTCCACTTAAATTAGTATACCTGTTAAACCCGTCTGTTAATCCTGTTACCCATACTGGTTTAAGATTGCCATTAAATAAAGCCCAAGCGTCTTCTGTACCAAACTCTTTATAATGCTCACTCGTTGGCAATACCTCCATTGTATTATCATCATGGTCAAACACCATAGGCTTGTTAGGGTCTACCTCTTCTTTAATCAATTTGTAATACTGATAATCTCCTAGCCTACCAACAACAACATCAGCACTTTTTATCATTTCAATTTGCTTGTTAGCTTCCTCATGTCCGTCCATTAAGTAGCTTTTAACATCACTTCTCAACTGAAAGGCATCATCAAATTGCCTTATCCTATACCAACCACACCCACCGTCATCAGCTGGTAAAAATAATACTTGTAAAGGTCTTTTCCCTTTCGTCTTGGATTTATGACTCATAGTATCCTCGCTTAAAATTATATTGTTCTTGGGTCTACTGTTAAACACAGTTGCCCCAACTCATCTTCTACAAACGCCTCTTTAAACTTCTCAGGGTTAGTCAACACATCATCACCCCACATCTGCCTAGCCACATACAACATTTCATTTGGTACTTTAGCAATAAGTCTCCAGTCTCTCTCGTTATTAAACCCATCAGTATTTTGTTTAAGCCTTGCGTTATCAGCAAACACTCCATTAAAACCACTCTTAACACCCTTATTCATCTTAGCTTTACGAGCAGCTTCAATTTTCTCTCCTATTGCTGTTGCTAGTATTCTTTCTTGTTCTTTGTTTTTGGGTGCCAAGTCTTGTAACATCTTCATTACTTCACTGGTACTCTTTTCTAGTTTATTACCCTCTGGGTCTATTAATTCCATATCATATTATACCATTACAACAAAAAAGGGGCCTAAGCCCCCTCTCTGCTACTTGAATAGTAATTAGCTTACTAATCCAGTCATCTTACCGTTCATAGCTTCTGCTCTTGCTTCAAGAGTTAGCTCTCCGATAAGGACACCATTCTTAGCGTCTGCTGTCTCTGGTGTATCTTTCTTGCTGACAGGTCTTAACTGTGCAACTGCCCACATATCTTTCTGCAATACTGCTAATTCTGTTGCAGCTATTTGGCTATCTCCCTCTACTGAGAGTCTTCCAAATGGTGATTGATATACTAATGTTTCGTTAGTATAAGTCGTGTTGCCATCGTTAAATGTTCTCTTTGCTGCCATTAAAGCCGCAATAGCGTTTACCTGTGTGTAAGAACCTAGTAACCAATCTGGTCTACCACCGTTCTCATAACAACTTTGAATTAAGCTGTTAAGTTCTGCTGCTGCTAATGCTCTACCAGTACCAGTTCCAGTTGAAATATTGGTCGTAATGAATGCCATTATTCCCTTTAATCTTCTACCAGTTCCTGATGCTCCTGAGTTTGCAGTTCCGTTGATAAGAGCTTTCTCAATGTCTCTACCAATAGCTTCTAGTCCTACTTTTACTCTAAATGCGTACTCGTCTTCCATTCCTGCTGGATCTACAGCCTGTTGAGTCTGTGATACCTGGAATGTCTTACTGAATATCTGAGTATAGTTAGATAGTCTGCTTGGTGCTGTCAATGCTCCGTATGAGAAACTTGCTCCCTCAACCTGTGCATTTACTGCTGCGGCATCCTGTGCGTATGTGCTCCACTCATGAATTGAGTTTCTTGCACTGACTTTTCTTAGCTTTGCGTAAGCTGGTGTAGTCATATCACCAATTTTTGTTAATACATCTGTCAAATCTTCATGATTTGTAGATGAATCGTATGTCTGATAAACAGCCATGTTAGTATCTAAAATAGTTTAAAGTCCTCGTGTCTCTTAATGGCTGCTGCGATAATTTACGCTTTTCCAATTCCTAACCTATATGTTAAGGCTGTCTTTTTAAGACTTAGGCATTGGTGCATGCTTCTTAAGAAACTGTGTAAAATCTCCAGTTTTACTTGCAGCCTCTAGCTCTGAACTTCTAGTATCGTTTACTTGGTTCATGCCTCCTTGCTGCTTCTCTGAAAATGTTGAGCTTCTCTGTTGCTTTGCTTTTGTCTCGGCTATCTGGTCAAGGTATTTGAGTTTATAAGCTGTCTCAGGGTCAGATATATACTGTCCACTCTTAGCTAACTCATCCATGTACTCTGCCACTTCTGTAGCAACAAACTTAGGCATACCATCCGAGCCATCGTGCTTACCCTCTAGTCTATTACATTCTGCAATAAACATGTTGGCAGCTTTCTGCTCTTGTGCCATTTTCTCCTGTTCCTCTTTAGTAACAAATCCAAGCTTTTGTAGAGTTTGTTTTGCAACCTCTAATTGCTCTTCTTGGTACTGTTGCTCTGGAGTCATGGTTGAAAGTCTTTCACTTTCACTCTTTTGCCTCTCTATCTCTTCCATTTTCTTACGAAGTTCATTCCTTTCGGAAATTACTTCATCTAAACGAGCTTTCGGTATAAGTTGTCCGTTAGCGTCTCTATCGGAACCTACCGTGCTATCCTGTTCTATTTCTTGAGTGGTTTGCGTCTTCTCTGACGATTCAACAGAAATATTCTCAGTGCTTGTTTCTACTGGTGCTGATGCAGTAACGGAAGCCTCCGTTGGTGTTGCAGCTATTGAGTTTGTGTCCTCCATTAAACTTGCCTACATTTTAACGACTTCTGTGTCGTACAGGCTAAAACAATTTAAATATAAAGAGCTAATATGCTCACTGTGTAATGGGCCGAGGATAGACCCACTACGCACTAAGTACATTAAATTATAACATGCTCGTAACACTACTTAGGGTACCTGTAATTGCATACCCTCTGGTAGTGGCATGTTAGGATCCATTTCTGTCGGCATTCCTCCCTGTGGCTCAGGTGGCATTTGTTCTTCTAGTAACCTCTCTGCTTCTTCTTCGCTGTCAATGTCTAATCCCTCAAGTAGGGTCTTTCTACTCACATCTCCACCTGCTCTTAGGGTCATTAGTATCTCTTTCTTACCCTCTTTGGTATGTGCTACCCCACTGGTTATTCTTACCTTAACCTCTGGGTTAGATGGTATTGCAACAACCTGCATAAGTCTTTTCATTTCCTTTGGTTCCATTCCACCACCTAATATTCCATAATACTCCCCTGTAGAGCTTCTGAATGGCTTTGTAAGTAACTGATACTTGTATCCCATTTCAAGTATGTCTTCTCCAAGCCTTGCTAAGGTGCTAGATAGGTTGTTTACCAAGTCGTACAACTGGTTAAAGTTAGCTGCAATTAAGCTTTCAATAGCTATTCCACTCTTAACTCCTGTTGGTGTTTGTCCAATGAATGCTTCGTTTGCAGCACCTATTAACTGAATGTATGTTCCTAGTGCATTAATCTGCCTGTCTACATCACTTCCCATTGGAGGTGTTGGTAGGAACTCTGGTTTAAATCCGTTCTTATAATATATCTTTTCACCATTTTGATTTGTAACACTCTTAACCCCTGCACCCTTTGGTATGAGAAGTCTTCCCTTGTTTATGAGGATGTTGTACTCAAGCCTACTTGTTTCAAGGTAATTAGAAGCTTTATTAAGAGGTACTATGTTTTTTACCCAACCCTCACCATAAATACCACCTATGTTAATATCAGGTTGATATATTTCAAATGGAAGTTTCTTAAACTCAGATAGCTCGTTTCTTAGTATCTCGTCATTACAAGTTGTTATTACTCGTATACCGTCTTTAGTAACACACCATGTCTCGTGAAGTATTAGGTTTTTGGTAGAATTACTCGTGTTATTTTCACTATTAAGTATGAGGTTTTTATAATCACTTTCACTCAGTGCCGAGGTGGTACTTAAATCTTCTATTATCTTCTTGTCGTAGTTAGGGTTGTCTTTAATAAGTTCGTAAGGCTTGCTCATAACCTTAACAACATACCTTGCGTCTTCCATACTTGTACAATATGGGTCAATGTAGGTATCAAACGGATCAAGTGCTTCTATCCAAGCATTCCCCTCTCCATCGTCTAACCTATCATCGTATCCGTACTGAAATACACCAAGTCCGTAAAGCAAACCATACAACAACCCCTTGTTCATTTTCTCTTCTATATTGAGCCTGTCGTATTGGAACGCTAAGTATTCACCTAATATTCTACTTGTATCTTTATCTAATTCCCCGTAAGGCAAAGCGTCTACATCCCAAGTAGGTCTTGTCTTCATTACAGCGTTTCTTACAGCTCTACACACCATATATGTATGGTTAATGTAAAAGGTAAGTGGGTTTCTAACATCTTTTACAAAACTACCTGTTGTTTTATCAAACTTGAGGTTCTGGTTGCCCTTGTAGTACATGTAATTAACAAACCACTGCAACTCTACTTTCTCTCCTCTCCAGTTTCTACTTTCTTCAAACTTCTCTTTAGTATAGGATAGCCAATATGCTTTATCATACTCCTTTTTTTTCCCCTTTTCCTCGTAGTCTTGGGCTGTACTTGTTGCCATTTGTATTTACTAACTAGATTAAGTTCCTCGTTTACTTTTCGTTTTTCTCTAAAGCTTCTGCTATTACACTATCAATGTTTTCAAGCTCTACTAAATTACTAACATCCTCAACCTCTTCTTCTTGTGGCTCACTAAAGGTTGTGTACTCTGGTAAGTCCCTTGCTTTAAGTAGTTTCTGAAGCTCTCTTCTTTCCCTTGAACCTGTTAGTATCTGTAAAGAGGCTATAACCCCAAGAGCTATTACTGCTATACCAAGTAAAATACACAATACAATGACTATTGTTTCCATATACATAATTATAACATATTAGATAATACCCCTATCACTCATCATGTCGTCAATTGTATCATTAATATCAATCTCTTCATCTTCCTCTTCTTGCTCAAGTAGCCCATACATATTAACCTTGGGGTGTTCAAAGTAGTCAGGTCGTGAGTGAATTACATACCTTAGGGTGTCTGCTAAGTCCTCCCCTAACTTAAATGGTTCTGCTCTACTACTATCTTTCTCTTCATTCCACTTACGCCAATGATAATTATTCAACTCGTCTCTTAACATAGAACACCTCTTGGCTATAAACAATTTATCATCTCTAAACATTCTAGTTACCCTGTTAATTCCTGCCATAACATCATTATTACCAGGTACAAACCCCCACCCTTCCTCTTGCAGTTGGAACATCATACTCTGCCCACTTGTTTGCTGTGTTCCCTTACTTGCAGGGTCTATAATAAACATTTCTATATTATCCTCTCTAAGTCCATTTCTAGCCAACAACCCATGTAGTTGATTACTTATGTCTTTAGCTGTTAAGTATTGCTCTCTAAACTCATCAACAACAAACACATTACCATTGGTATCTTCTTTAACAAGTATTCCTGCTGTTGGATGGTTCCAACCTACATCTAATCCTACAAAGTAAATATCGGTAATTTGTTTCTCTGTTTCTCTTACATGTCTTCTTTCATTGAAATCAGGATAAACAAGCCCTTCAAACTTCTCAAAGCTAGCTAAATACTCCTGCTTAAACATAATGTCGCTTAAATCTTTCTTTGCTTGTTCTACTAAACTCTTGTCAATGTACGGATTATCCAGTGTTGTAAACTTCCAAGCTTCAAACCCCTCCTCTTTACTTATTGCTGGTTTGTAAAAGGTGTCATACACCCAGTCATACCCTTGTGGGGTTGTTGTTACCCATGCTATACCATTCTTATCTGTTAATGTTGGATATATTACTTCCCATACAGCCTTACTCATAAAACATGCCTCATCAAGCCATATCCAGTCCAGCCCTACACCCCTTAACCTATCAGGGTTCTCACCACTTCTAAGTGTTATTGTACTTCCATTAATTAACTCTAGCCTGTTGTCTGATTTATTCCAATCCCTTATAGCACTTGGTGGACACCACTCAAGCAGTATTGGTATGTTTACATCCTTAAGCATTTGATATGTAGGTGATATGATCCACCCATGAGTTGGTCTACCCTTAATCTTTGGTACTTGGTCTGCTTGCCATAAAGCCTCTATGGTACCTGCTACGCTCTTACCACCCCTTCTTCCTGCAATAAAGGTTCTAAACCTCGCGTTGGAAGCATGAAACTCTTTTTGGTACTTATGTGGTTTATATGTTTGTATCATCAACGAATATCCCCGCAGTTATCTTCTCTCCCTGACTTGTCATGTCTACATTCTGCCTCGCCTTTCCTACACCCATTTCAATTAGCCATTTGTAATTATCACTCTTAACCTTTTCATCATCAGTTGTTAATGTTATCCCCCATAAACCTCGCAGTGCACTATCAAGGATTGCAAGCTCATCGTAAACTATCATTAAGTCTTCGTAAGTGTGTCTTTGAATAATAGCTTTGTTCTCACTGTCTTGTACTATGTCTTTTACTTTCTTTAGCATTACTAATTATGGGCTTAATTATACAATAGAAGCCTTCGCTATTGACGGGTACTACCCTATATGGCTTCTATAACATATTATACCACTATTTTAACCTGTCTAATTCTTTTATTATTTTTGTTCTCTTTTTCTTTAATACCTCTAGCTTATCCTCAGTTGTTTGTGATCTGTTTCTTTTAGCTTGTAGACTATTGATTATATTATGTCTTTCAAGGTTAATTTGGGCCAGTTGTTTTTTAAGCCTATCTCT